CACGTTATTGTGTTAACATAATATATACTATACGCGCCCAAAAGAACAAACCTGTGGATGTTCTATGTATATTCTGATTCGTTCTACATGTCAACTTTATTTTTTACACCACGGTATATACTGTTTTCCACCACTTCCGCCTCGTTCCTCGTTACGGGTTGGTCTATCCTTACACCGACGCCGCAGATTTGTTTTATCTGACCTATTCTTTTCTGATAGGGGCGTTGTTATTGTAGGTGCAATTATTGATTGCAACCTACTTTGTATTTTTCGTACCTCAGGTGTTGCGGCGGTTCCAACGACTACAGTCCTTCCAATACTTAATTTTGGCGGACTTACGTATTTTCTAGTTGTTCCCGTAGCACTTCGTCGTATTTGCGTCGCATAATAACTTTTCCGAACTGCTTTATTTGTTTTACGTGATGTTTTTCTACTTTTTGCCATACGCCTTGCTCCGTGTATACTTCCGCTTCGCCTTTATGTTCCCATAGAATACCAGGGATACCTTGGTATTCTACTTCCGTTACATCTGCCTTTGTCCAATGGTCATTTGTTACCACTTTATCATGCCATTTCTCGCCATATTTAACGGGTTTATAATGTAAACGTTTTGTTTCCATTTCGACGTCAAATTCTTCGCGTCTTGTTTCATTCTCGAAATATTCTTCGAATAATTCGTTCATTGGCTCTTTCCCGTACTTTTTGTACCATCGCCACCTTATTCTACGCATAAACAAATCTTTTGTTTTGCCTTGCATACAAAAATCTTTTACTTTGTTTCTGCTATTTCGCACGTCTCTAAATTTATAAAATATATTGCGTGGCAATATCATTTCATTTACGTGCTGTTTTGCGAGCTCTTTAAAGTATTCTTCGCCTAATGGCGGTTTCTTGGACATAGCCAAGTGACCAACTTTAACTCGTTCGTCTTGGTCTTTCAGTACATATTTCAATACATACTGAAAACCTTTCCAATCTGGTTCTTGGAAATAACTAAATCCTTTAGTCCAATATTCCCAATTCACACGTTTGTTATTTTCCACTTCTGGATATTGCTTGTTAAAAAACAAGATAATATGCCAGTGCGCTCTATTTTTTTTAGTGCCGTATTCTCCGGCTACTATATAACGTACTGAATATTTTTTTCTTAATCTTTTCAAAAAATCTTGTACGTCTTTGTAAACTAGCGTTGCTGCGTTTACCCCAGCTTCCCCACCATATGTTAGTGTTGCTGCGTATGTTCGCTTCGCGAACTTACTTTCGGCAATGCATCTGCCAACGAGATCGTCAACTCTTCGTTTGCGGCATTGCCAACATTTGCGACAGCTTACTTCAACCCCATTATTCAACATCGTTGGTGTTATACACATGGGCTTGCCGTAAGCGTGTCACTAAATGCATATCCTAACAAGAGTGTGTATTCTGGGGCAGGGGAGTTATACTTACGTAAACTCCCCTGCGCGCTATCGTGACCGATTAGCTTCATAAACATTCTCCAAGAAAGCAAAGCGCAGCCTTGTTTCTTCTGGAATCTTTATACTGTTCCCAACACAATGGTTGTAAGCTTGTCTGTATTTCTTCCAATCTTTTATCTCCCAATGTGCAGGATCCCAAAATTCCCAATCACCGCCCCATTCAAGTTTGATGTTGCGTTTTCTGGCAATTTCTTTTCCAATGGAACCTATTACGTCCCATTGTTTTTTGCTCAAATCCCACGCTTTAGTCGCGCTGATTATATCAACGGCTAAACCATATTGGTGTGGGCTTTGGCCTGCTTTTGCATTAGACCTACCTTGCGCGTGCAATTCATCTTGACGCTCTCGCGTTCTCAAAAATTCAAACGCTTTTATTGGTATACGCCTTGCCTTGCACTCTTTATGCATAGCTTTCCAAAATTCGACTATTTGCGGGTGAACCCACATATATTCGTTTTCACTTTGGTCTATAACAACATGAATGTTCTTATGGGCGTTTTCATCTATTAGGTCTAAAGCAGCATCTGTGTGCTTTTTGTGCGCCAGTCCTTTTAAATATTGGATGCGGTCCAAAAACCGCACCCATTTTAAAAAACTAAGTAGCGGCTTCACCTTCTGTAACATCTTCTGTTACTTCCTCCACTACTGTATCTTTTGCCTGCATTTCTTTTATTTGCTGCCTCATTTCCGCAAGCTGTATACGCTCGTCTTTCATTTGGGCATCAAAATGCGCTTTATTTAACTTCATTATTTCCACCATTTGCCCAAACTCTTTGTTTTCGCGAATACGTGGTTCCAAGTTAACAAATTCGTCGTCCATTGTTTTTGCAACGCTCTGGTCTAAATCTGGTAAATTAACCCAAACTTGGGCTTTTTTGTCTGCTTTTATCAGAACCCATGAATTACCTTTAGCAGTATACTCAACCGACATTTTGTCGTCGCCACTTGCGATGAGAACTGCCTTGCTTAGATCGCTATCCTCTACATCTGCCCATATTTCTATGGGAGAGTTAGCGATGACCTCAAACGCTACGCGTCTCGGCCTATTGCTTGGGAAGGCTATAACGTCACCTGCGTTATAATTGCTCCAATGGTCTATTACACCAACTTTAAAATGTTTCATTTCATCACCTTTTTAATTTTAATAAAATGGCGGGGGAGGGAGGTTCCCCCGCCGTTGCACTACTTAGCTTTTTATAATACGCGATGCGTCTACTAAGTTAGTGATTGAGTCGTAGTCTGATGTCGCGTCTGCCTCTATTAGGCGATCCCCGAACACTACGTTTGTATCGACAGTTAAATCGCTTACTGCTGTAATCTCAAAACTATCGCTTACCTGATCTGCAAAAATTTTCTTATGTAAATTTGTGCAAAGGTAAAAATCGGTCGATAAACTTGGATCTGTTGTTTCATTTGTCCAAATTCTTGACCGAACTTCTGTGTATGCATCATTAGCCGGTCTATAAAATTTACCGCCTACATTAATTTGATCTCGATTATACTCGTGATTTAATGGTGCATATCCCAACGTTGCGTCTGGCGTTGTATGATTCACATCCAAATGGTTTTTCTTAACCACTGCAACTTTTTCTGGGTCCAAGCTGTCCCGTAGGGCATTTGGCAGATTGTCTGTATCTGTTGTATACAAGAAATAGTCTTTCTTGCGTTCCCAAACCCTTTCCGGTGCGATTTCTAAACATGTCATAACAACACCGCCAATACTAGTTCTTGGCGCTCGCACTCTGTACCCTAATGATACAAACCCATTTGTTGCTGTATCATCTAAATTTCCACTGTCGGTTGCAAACCGTTGTGAAAAACCAAACATCCCTGTTTGTGATCCAATCAACATTGGTTGTTTCATTACTTCTGTTGGAACTGTTATACCCTGCATTAATAAATCGATAATATATTCATCATCGATTCCGTCATATGCAGATCTTAACTTTGCAAACGCAGCTGTTTTTCTTGCTTGCTCAATGTCAGCTAATGACATTGTTGCGTTACCGCCTTGCGTTAATTCTGCCCAAATTCTGTCCCACTCAACAACATCAGTTATTAAAGCTCCACTTGGTGTTCTTCTATTTGTATCTGTTGTATGTCCGCTTCCTCCCGGAACTGGAAAACCTGTTATTACAGAACCAGACCCACTAACTCCATTAACATAGGCTTCAGCCACAATTGGTGCTTTGAATGTCAAACCATTTAAAGCAACTTCGCCATCAATTAATTTTTGGTCAAAATCAGCCATAATATGACTATTGCCCTCATTAGGCCAAAATGCTTCCGCAAGATCATGTTCAAATTCGTTTCGCAGTGCTAAACTTGTTGATCTTGCTTTTCTTCTATGGTTCACAATTGCGTTATATGCCTGCACATAACTATTGTTCATATCGGCTACACCATGATGTATCCCCATAGTTCCATAAAATGTCGCTCGTCCGTTATCGCCAGTATCCATATCTGTCGGACTACTGTCAGTAACAACGGCTGAACCGTTATAATATTTATTCTTTTCAAAAAAACTTACCGGTGACCCCGCTATTCCGTTTTCTTTGCTATAACTCCTATTTAATTCATCTAATGACCCGTTAAACTGGTCAAATGCTAAATAGGGTACAAAATATGTGCATGCTTTCGCAACTATAGCGTTCACTGGTTTTTCTGATGTTTCCATCATTTCCACTGATACATTTACATTTCCGCTGAAACCTTCTTCGCGTAATATTGGATCTGCTTTTATTGGTAATATCTTACCCGCATCCCCAGACGTTAATACACGTCCTTTGCTCGTACGTCTTGTGCGCTGAAAGCTCACTGGGACGTTAGGTATCATTTCTGTATTTCTCATTTTTTTCTTCTCCTTTTAATAATTCGTTTAATTATTTTTCTTATTGCAACGCACGATCTACATGATGTCGCCATTCGTTACTCCATCCTTGCTGCTCAATAGGATTCACTGTTATCTGTGATCCTTTATTTTGATATTTTTTATCGTTTACGCTTCCCAATAATTGTGGACCGTAAATTCCATACTGATGCTTAATTCCTGCCTGTGCTAATTCTGCAATTACCCCAGAAGCCTCACCAAACAATTCTTGAATAACACCCAACTCTACATAATCGTTAGGAGCTATTCTTAATCTTTTTGCTATTTCCAACGGTACTGTAAAATCTTGAAATCCAAATTTAACTGGTACCGCGTCACCTTGATCATAACCTGTATAATCAATTTCGTCCGTTGTTAACTTATGAATAGATAATGCATTAGCTCTGTTAATTTGGCCTCTTAATTTCGCCATTCTAACATCGTGAGCATTATAATTTGCTCTATTCATTTGTTCCAATCCAACTTGAACACCAGTTTCTATTCCTGCTGCAATTGGATTTCTTGTCAGGGTAGGGGTTGCATAAACCCCGTCCATCATAACACCTTGTGCCATTGTTCCTGCGACGGCATTTCCGTATGCACTACCGCCGCCGGCCCTTAACGCTGTTAAAGGGTTAATCCCTGCTTTTTGTGCGTCTTTTACCAAATTATCATAATAATTTTCACGCACTCCTTCGTTGTATTCTCTGCTTTCTACAACTTCTTTTTTGTTTTGCTCGTATACTCTTTCGCTTTCAGCTTTGTTTGCAGCTAACACCCTTGTGTTTTCTTTTTTAGCATCATTTCTTGTTAAAATTGCGCCTGCAGTACTTGCTGCACTTGATGCCAAGGCAACTTTTGTGCCTACACTTAATTTTCCTATTACACCCGCAGCTGCGGGACCCATTGTTGCTACTGCTGCACCTGCGAGTAAAGACTCGACAGGGTTTTTTATTATTGGACGTAATATTTTACGTTCGATCCATTTGAACATTTATATCTCCATAATTATCGGTAATACGAACAAAATAAATCCGCCTATTACGCCAAAGCTAAGGCCTGATATTATTTCTTTAATCCACATTTTCACTTTTTCTCTCCCAATGTGACATAATTAAATCTGCTAAAACTGCCATTGCCGCTATCGCGCCCGTTTCAATAGCGTTCGCAGCTTCTGTAGCTACTCCCAACGTAATTAAACCGCCTGCGATCATAGATCCCAAGCGGCGTAACGTTGGTTTTAACAATTCTTTTAAAATAAATTTTCGCACATCAACTCCCGTTTTTAACACAGGACTTGTTTTGCTTTTGTTCACGTTATTGTGTTAACATAATATATACTATACGCGCCCAAAAGAACAAACCTGTGGATGTTCTATGTATATTCTGATTCGTTCTACATGTCAACTTTATTTTTTACACCACGGTATATACTGTTTTACACCACTTCCGCCTCGTGCCTCGTTACGGGTTGGTCTATCCTTACACCGACGCCGCAGATTTGTTTTATCTGACCTATTCTTTTCTGATAGGGGCGTTGTTATTGTAGGTGCAATTATT